GGTCATCCGGCGGGCCTTGTCGTTGTGCCGACGCCCGCCCCTGAAGTCCGGCTCGAACTCCATCACGTAGGTGCCCGAGCGCGAGGTGACCGTGACCCGGCGGGCTCCCATAATCATCGCGGTGTAGATGTCTTCGCTGGTCAGCCCGCCGACGCTCCGGGTACGGATGTACTCCCCGCCCTTCAGACCCTTGAGGTTCTTCAGGTTGAACGGGAGGTAGTGATCATCGCCGTAACCCACCGCCTGGGTGACGATCTGCCCATCCGCATTCAGGATCACGCCCTCGGACGGTGGCGTGTTCCCGCTGGCCAGCTGAAGCTCGTAGAGGTTCTTCTTGGGCAGCTTGGCCCGCAGATGGTCCACGATGGCCCGTCGACCCGGTTCCCGCTCGCCCCACTCCGGAGCGCGCTGCTCCAGGGCCATCCGGTTCTCGGCCATCCGGTGAACCTGCGGCGCTCCACCTTCCTTGGCCCGTGGCGCCTTCCCACGCGGGCGGGTGGCATAGCCGCGGACAGCCTCTTCCTGCTCGGCCTCGGACAGGTCGCCCCAGACCTTGCCCTGCTTGATGCCCTGGTCGTAGGCCCGGACCAGGTTCCGCTCCGGACTCTTCTCGGTGCCCCGGTATCGGTAGGCGGTCTTGCGCGTGGTCGGGCCCAGCACCGCCTCGGCCTGCGGACCGGCACTGCCCACGATCGAGGCGAACTTGCCGGCCATCTGGGCCTTGGGCCCACCCACCGAGGAGATCAGATCCCCGCTGGCCGCCAGCCGGCCGTACAGCTTGGCGTTGGAGTTCTGGGCGTCTCCCGAGGAGAGCCACTTCTCCGAGAAGGACCGACCAGCCCCGCCCTCGACGTTGTTGATCGCCTCGATCTGCTGGGAGTTCATCCCGCCGCCCAGCGCGGTGGCCAGTCCGAAGGCAGCTCCGCCGGCGGTCAGCGTGGTCGGCTTGGCCTCCACCCCCAGCAGCCTGAAGTCCGGGTCGGCCAGGTCGTCGATCGGCGGCTTGGTACCGAAGTGCACCTGGGAGAAGTCGTTCCCGTTCCGGTCCCGGTAGTGCAGCATCACCGAGGTGTTGCCGCCGGGACCGGTGGAGGCCCGCACCGCCTGCATGAAGCCGGACAGCTGGCGGTACTCGTCCTGGAACCGGACCCGGTCCTCCTCGGTCAGCTTCTTGCCACTGCGCGACCGGGACGGCGTGGATGCCCCGGTGAGCTGGGTGAAGACCTTGTCGTCCAGCTCCTTGGTCTGGTTGTGGCTGATCTTGGTCCGGAACTGACCGGAGCCCGGGTCCCGGTTGAAGTCCTGCTCCCGCCAGACATAGCCGTACTGGTAGGGGTTCTTCTTGCCCTGCGCCTTGCTGATCGGGTCGGCCAGCTGCTTCTCGATCAGCGCGATGGCCTGGGCGTAGGCGACCGCCTCCTGGCTGTCCATGCCCTTGGCCACCAGCCGGACGTGCGCCTTCTTCAGGTCCGCCAGCTGAGCCTGCAGGGTCTCGTTGAGATGGCGCTGCAGGGTGCCCAGGTTCTTCTCCACCGTCTCCTCGAAGTAGTCCGAGGTCACGACGTGGCAGAACACCTCGGCGGTGTCGTCGTCCATCTTCATCACCAGGTCGAAGGCCTTCTGAGCCGCCTCCTGGTTGTAGTGGGGGTCGTCCGAGGCCGGCGCCTGCATCTTCTTGATCTGACCCTTGCGCCGGGCCTTGAGCGCCCTGCGCCGCTCCCGCTCCTCGTAGGAGGGGAACTGGTTGGCCAGCGCCCCGCCGATCACGCCGACGCTCAGCGGCTTGAGCCAGCCCTGCATCTGGGCGTTCTTCCGCACCTTGCGCTTCTTCTTGGCCGGGTCGTTCTTGCCGCCCTTGACGTAGCCGTGGCCTGCCTCGTGCCACTTGGCCGCGATATCCGGGTGATGGATGTGCATGTAGGCGGCCTGCTTGTTACTGGCGTACGGCATCTCAGCCTCTCTTCTTCGGCGGCTGCTTCCGCGGTGGCATCTTCTTGGCCGCCCCCTTCTTGGGCGGCGTGGCCGGCTGCTTCTTCCCGGCCACCGGACGACCGAACTTGGCCTTGTCCTTCATGGACTGACTCTGCAGCTTGGCCTGCTGGGCAGCCGAGCGATCCTTGAGCCGCAACTGCTCCTTGGTTCGCTTGTGGTCGCGCTCGGCCATCACGTCCTGGAGCCGCAGCTTCTCCTTCTCCCGGCCGTGCGCGGACTGGGCCACCTTCTCCTCGGCCTGCATCCGCTGCAGCTCCCGGCCGTGCTGCTTCTCCGCGTTCGGGTCTTCCGGCGGCGGCTGGTTCTGCAGGGCCATCTGCTGCTCCTGCATCTGCAGCTCCTGCTCCTGGGTGGCTGGGTGTGGGGTCGCGGCGTGCATCTCGGCCTGCTCCGGGGTCATGCCCTGGGCGGTGAGCTCGGCCTTCTGCTGGATCCCGAGCAGCTCCATCTGGCTCTGCCCGTACTCCATCGCCTTCTCCTGCTCCAGCATCATCCTCTTGTAGTCCACGTCCTCGTCGGTCATCTCCGGCAGGCGGGCGATCTCGCGGACGTACTTCTCCAGCTCCCGGTCCGGGAACCACTGCATGCCGGCGCCGGCGGTGGAGGAGATGAAGGCAGCCAGTTGCTGCAGGTCAGGCGGGTCGACGTTGGTGGGCTCGAACCGAGGCAGCTGGTCCAGCTTCCAGCCGTTGACCGCGAACAGCCGGGGCACCGCGTACCGGTTCAGGGTGTCCGCGATGGCCTTGGTGATCGCGTTCAGCGCGGCCCGGAAGATGCCGGTCTTGTCGGTGTGCAGCGAGTAGGAGCCGGTGGACTCGTGGCCGACCAGGATGAAGTCGGCCAGCACGCTCATCAGGATCCGCTGCTCATAGCGCTGGATGATCGAGTTGGTGTCGAACTGCCGGGTGCCACCCGAGCTCATCAGCTCGAAGTCGAACAGCGGCTGCTTGGTGTCCGGGTCGTACTGGGTGGGCAGCACCAGGCCTTCGTTCTCGTCCCGGCGGACGCCTCGGACCATCTTCCGGAAGGCCTCCACCGTCTTGGCCTGGGGCGTGCCCTTCTGAGCGGTCAGGTAGTCGGCGGGGACCCTACCGACGGGCATGCCGGCCAGGTCGCGCTCCACCCCGATCGCCTCGAACTCTTCGAGCCGCTTCTTGAAGTACCAGGCCCGGTAGGCGGTACGGAGCAAGGAGACACCCTCCGGGTTGCCCTTGGCGATGCTGGTGCGGAACAGGATCGACTTCTCGATCGGGATCACCGTGGTCTGGTAGCGGGGCGGCGCCATCTGGACCAACGCACGGACTCCACCGGTCTCGTCGAAGCTCCACCGCAGCATCGTCTCCTGCGCCCGGATCGGCATCTTCCGCCAGCCGATCAGCCCATCCTCGTACTTGCTCCGCTTCCTCGGGTCCTTCTCCCAGGGCCCGATCCGACGCTTGTAGACGATCTCGTGCCAGCTCCAGCCGTAGATCATCATGGAGAGCACCTCACCGATGAAGTCGTCCCAGCTGTGGGACATGTCCTCCATGCAGGACTCCAGGAACTCCTGGGCCAGCACCCCCTCATCGGTCTGCTCGGCGGGGAGCACCTTCCACTCCACCTCGCGGATCAGCTTGTCGATGCTGAACAGCAGGGCGCCGACCATCGAGTCGTTGGCCGACATCTCCCGGTAGACCCGGACCGCCTTGCGGCCACGCAGTGCCGGCAGGAACTCCTCGTCGATGTAGCCGGAGACGCGCTTGACCCCGGTGACACCGAGCTCCTCCATGGGTCCGACGCGCTGCGGGATCTCATCCCCGGCGTTGTCCTCGTCCCAGGTGGAGATGTCGCCCTGAGGAAGCCGAACGTCTGCCATGCCCCCATCGTCGCAGCGATGTCACGCCTAGACAGACTGACTAAGTTGAGGCTATGGCTGCCCCCGAGACCAGGGTGCTCGTTCCCCTGAGTGGCCTGTCGGATCGACAGCTGCTGTTCTACATCATTGACACTCTCGACCAGATGGAGAAGCGCATGGCAGATCTCAGCAAGTCGGTGGCAGACCTTCAGTCCGCCGTGGACGACATCAACGCCCGGTTCGCCGGCAAGGTTCAGGAGCTCCAGGAGGCTCTGGACGCCGCCAACCAGGCCCTGGCCGACGAGGAGCTCGACGACGCTGCGATGCAGCAGCAGCTCCAGGAGGCCCTTGACCAGGCCAGCCAGGCCGCAGACGCGATCAACGAGCAGATCGACGAGCTCAACCAGATCGGTGCAAACCCGGAGACCCCGGTCGAGCCCGACACTGGTGGCGACACCGGCTCCGAAGAGCCTCCGCCGGACGGCAGCACCGAGGAGCCGCCCGAGCCGGACGATGGCCAGGACAGCGGAGCCACCGAGCCCGACGACTCCCAGCCGCACCCGGACAACACCCTGCCCGGCGACCTGCCGTCCAACCCGGACGACCCGCACCCGGACAACACCCTGCCCGGCGACCTGCCGCGCGACCCGGACACCGGCCAGTTCGTCTCGCCCGAGTCCTGAGCTCCACGAGACCCAGCCCCTGGTGTACCCGAGGCATCAGGGGCTGTCTCATGTTCAGACCATCAGGTCGAACTCCTCGGGCACCTCATCGGACTTGTTCTGCACCGAGCCGACCACCCAGGGACCTGGCTTCCGCTTGGCGTCCCGGTTCTCCTGCATCTCCTTCTCGATCCAGGTCGGGCCGTGGTCACCGGGCACCATGATCGGCTGGGCCGGGATGGCCCGCTTGGAGACCAGCCGCCAGCCCAGCGCCATCGAGCAGATCTCGTCGGGCAGGTGGAACTCCTTGCCGCGCGCGTAGATCATCTCCACCGAGGCATACAGGTGGGACTTGTAGAAGACCGGGATCCGAGGGGCGCGCCACTTCCCGTTCTCCACCGCGGAGATGTACTCGCTCAGCATGTTGTC